CCAAGAACGTGTACCTGTACGCATACGGTGATTACACCGCGACGGCGCAGATGCTTATTGACACCAACAACTCGACTGCCCCATACGTGCGCTGGCTGATTGGCTGCGATTCCAGTTACGCAAAACTGGCGACGGGCAGCTACGTTACGATGACCGGCCCGACGGCAACGATGGCGGGGACACCTGTTATCAAGGTTGTGGATATGGGCGGACTGGGATTTGAGAACATCCACTGCACGATGTCCGGTGATGCCGCGACGAGCGGCGAGGATGGATTTCAGATTGCCAATACAACTTTGCAGTTCGGATATTTATTTATCAATTGCAAGGCGAGTGCATGTTATATCGGATTTAACTACAATGCTGGAACGTCGAACCGGGCATATTACGGTTCAATGATCGATTGTGTTTCGGTTGACAATGTCAGTACCTCCATTGTGGTAGGCGGGCCATATTACCGACTCAACCATATATTCAGTAAATCCATATCAACATACAACATAGACTGCACCCGATCCCCTGTTGTTTTGACAAACTCGATTATTGTTGGAGGCAACAGTGGTATTTATTTTCAGAACAACGGCGACACAACCCTGTCCTTTTTTTCCAATTGTAGTTTCTACAACCAATCTGTAGCCTGCATTCATGCTACCGCAACGCGTAAGAATCAGCTTGTGCTATACGATAATCTGTTCTGGGTCGAAACCATAGGGGCAGATTTTCCGGTGCTGACAACCGCTGACGTATTCGAGCTAATTTACGAGGACTACAATTTCACCAACGCCGACGCCACGCGGGCGGCCATGCTGACGGGGCCAAACTCACAAAACGCGCTCTGGTCTGATACGGAGACGAATCTGTGGGCTGATGCCGCGAACGATGACTTTACGGTGGTTGATGCCGCCATGATCGACGGCGGCAAGCCAACACTCAGCGATGAGGGTGGTACTCCGGCGGATGGTTATAGCACACCGGGCGCTGCACAGCTTGCTCAGACTCAGGCCGGCGGCGGGGGCGGCGGACGAACTCCGGGTATTGGTTCAGGTATAGGGAGATAGCATGAGACGGATTGTATTGATATGTCTGGTTCTGATTCTCACCGCTCGGGCGTTTGGCCTTGAGCTTGAGCGGCAGAAAAACGCGGCGACGATTATCACGTTTCCCTTAATAGATTCCACTACCACGACTGCTCTGCAATCGGGTGCAACTGCACCGGATTCAGAAATAGACACCTGGTCGGACGGCGCTACCCCGGACGGATTTGTCGATTGCACAAACGAGGTTGCCGAGATTGGCACGACGGGCATTTACAGTCTGTCCCTCACACAGGCTGAGATGAACGTCGATTACGTCATTATCCAGTGCAAGGCCTCCGATGCGCTTACGCAGGTAATCCTTATCAGAACAATGGTTGCCGACCCGTTATTACTTGCTACAACGGACGACGGCGGTGCGATAAATGTTACGGGCGGCAAGGTCGACGGTGTGGTGCTTGCGGACACGCTCACAACGTACACCGGCAATACATTACAGACTGGCGACAGCTACGACCGACTCGGTGCGCCTGTCGGCGCATCGATATCCGCTGATATTGCAGCAGTACAATCAGGCACGACGGCAATCCTTATCGACACGGCAGCAATGGATACTGCGAATGAATTGCGAACGCTGATTACAGGCTCAACGACCGCTGCGTCGACGTTGACGGCGGCACAGATAGAGACGGCAGCCGAGGCTGCCGTGAAGGATCAGTTGTTGCTGGCTACTGGGACCGTCTCTGGTGCGGGTACTACTTATGTATATAGCACCGACCTCATGCCGGATTGGCCGCTGGACGGTTCATGGTCGGGCGGGACGATACTGGTGCGTGGTGTCAATTCGTATGGAGCGATAGTCCGTAACATCAGTAGCGTAACTTATTCCGGCGGCACGTACACAATCAATGTAGCTCCTGCATTCCCGACGACCCCAAGCGCGGGTAACGATATTACCGTATATCCATTCAATTGCAGTGTGTATCAGACCGGCGACAGTTTTGCTCGACTCGGAGCAGCAGGAGCAGGCTTGACCGCTGTGCCGTGGGATGCGGCGTGGGATGCTGAGGTGCAGTCTGAGGTAAATGATGCACTTATAGTCCTGGGACTCGACCATTTGATTTATGCTTCTGTGGCGGGCACTGATGTTGCGGACAATTCTGTTTTTGCGCAACTTGTCAGCAAATCGGCAACCGCCGACTGGGATGATTATGTCAATACGACCGATTCACTACAGGCGCAAACTGATACGTATCTTGTCCCAATCCTCGAGGATACGGGCACGACGCTGAATGCGCTCATTGTTTCCGCTGAGAGTTGGTTGTCGGATATGGTGGAGGATGATGCGGGTGTCTGGAGGTTTACAGCCAATGCACTCGAACAGGCTCCCGGCGGTGGGGGCGGAGGGGATGCGACTGCCGCCAACCAGACAACGATCATAAACCACCTAACGGCCATCAAGGGCAGCGGGTTTGTCGAGGGCACGGATTCGCTCGAGGCGATACGTGATCGCGGCGATGCGGCCTGGGGGCCGGGCGGGGCGGGCAGTGTGGTCGTGGACCATGACTACGGCGGGACCGATGCACTGGCGTACAAGACGGCCGGCGGCGTCGGGATCGATAATGCCAAGATATATGCATACCTCAAGAGCGATTACGACGCGGGCAATTACGCGCCGGCTTACATTGTGGCGATAACCACCACCGACGTCAACGGCAGGTGGACCAGTCAGATGAATCTCGATCCGGCCACGTACACGCTCTACTACTTCAAGCAGGGCAGTTACGGGCCGGATACACAGGAAGTGACGGTGGAGTGATATGGCGGTTACGGGGACACCACAATCAGGGTCATCGGCGGCGCTGTGCACCGCCGACGACGTGAAGACGAGGCTGGGGTTATCGACCTCGGATTACGATACGATGCTCGCGGCGATCGTGGCGGGCATAACAGGGATATTCGAGTCGTTCTGCTGCCGGAAGCTTATACAGCATGATGCGGCGGCAACGGAGTATTTCACGGGCGGCAGTCAATACCTGCAGGTCAACCGGTATCCGATCATATCGATAACGACCATAAAAGAGGCGTGGGATTATGGGTTCGACTCGGCGACGGCGCTGACGGCGGATACCGATTACCGCCGGATCAACGGCGGTGCCAAAGGTATCCTTCGCCGGATCGGGGCCGCCTGGCTCGGCGTGCCGGATGCGATTCAGATCGTCTATCGCGGCGGGTTCTGCCCGGCGGGCGATACGCCCGGCGACGGCGAGGCGGCGGTTCCTGCGGAACTGCGCGAGTCGGCTATCCTGCAAGGCTGCCTGGCGTTCAAGAGAAGGGATGATATCGGCCTGAGCGCCGTGGGCTTCGAGGGAGGCTCGCTCAATAAGTTTGCGGCCATGAAGCTGCTGCCGGTCGTCGAGGAGGTACTCATGCGCAGCTACCGGAGGGTCACGTTATGATGATCCAGCTGGAGATGGGACCCACGTTCAACCAGGTCATCGCCGAACTCGGCGCCCTGGGCGACAAGGTCCGCAAGGGCGCATCGAAGGGGATGAAGCTGGGCGTGAAGGATGCGGCGAATCACGTCAGCTCCGGTTACCTCACGGGTCAGGCGCTCAAGAGCCGGACGGGCTTCCTGCGCAAGGCGGTGGACGGGTGGATGGCCGACATATTAGAGGGTGTGATCGGCGTTCGCCCAGGGTCGGCGGTCGAGCATTACAAGTGGCTGCTCTCCGACGAGGAGAGGACGATCACGCCGAAGAGGGCCAAGTTCCTGACGATACCGATCGGCGAGGGCCTGACACCGTCGGGCGTTCCGAGATACGCCTCGCCCAGGGAGAGGCCGGATGGATTCTTCGTAAACACAGGCGGGCGACTCCTGTTCGGTTACAAGCGGGGCAAACGAGGGAAGTTCCGCCCGCTCTTCGTCCTGGTCAAGAGCGTGCTCGTACAAGGCTCAGGCGCGTTGTACGACGGCGTAATGGATAAGGTGGATGACATAGCGGGGTCAATGGCGAATTCGATAGACGAGGCTTTGGGGACGTGACATGGCAAACGACGGCGGTATGCTCGGCAGACTCGAGGAGTGGATTGCGGCGACCCTGACCGCGCTGCAGTCGGGCGGGGCGGATGTCTTCAGGACCGCCGCCGTATGGAAGCACCAGATCGCCGTCGGCGGTGCGGGCGTGGAGAGCTTCGACGCCCTGCAGCCCTTTGCCTTTGCCGCATATGCCGGGGCCCGGGTCGACCGCCAGGGCGACGGGGACCTGCGGCAGATATTCGAGTTTGCGGTGCTTATCGGCGTCGCGTCGAAGGAGCCGGGCGTCTGCCGGATCGGCGACGCAAGCAATCTCGGGACCTCGAAGATACGTGAGCTGGTGATCGGGGCGATGGAGGGTGTGCACCCCGGGACGGGGTTTACGACGGACGAATTTAATTACGTCGGCGAGGACGAATTCGTGGACCTGCCGACGAAACATGGGATATCCATGCGGTTCGAGATACCGTGGATAAACGTCAGTTAAAGGAGTAGATCATGGCGACAGTGAACAAGAGAGTGTATAGTCCGCAGGCGCAGGTAATCAACGGCGTGGACGCCGGCGGGGCGATGAGCGCGATTATCGACGAAGGATACGATAACGTCATCCGCTCGGCGCCGGACGGGTTGGCCGTGGCGGTCGTGGACAGGCAGGTGCAGTATTGCAGGGGCACGGTGGTCAGCCAGGACTGGATACACATGATCGACCTGCTGACGGGCACGGTTGGCACATACGTCTTCTATGAGCGAAAGAGCGGCGCGGCGGCGGCGACGGGCTACATCAAGCACACGATCACCAATCCCGTCATCTACAAAGCGAGGATCGCGGCCAACGCGCAGGGGTACATGACGGTGTCGTTTGATTTCGAATGCAAGGCGGCGGACGAGACAAAGACGATCGCCGACATGCACACAATTACGGACAGCCAGGCGGCGCCGACGTATGTCTCGGCGGCGAGGGGCGGGTACCGGGTGGAGACGTGTGTGCATGGCGCGGTCAGCATCTACCACGTTACGGCGTTTGACTTCGAGATCGCCATGCAGCTTCTCAAGGCGTGCAACGACGCCGACATCGCCTACACCGCCGTCGACGCCCGCGAGGATGGGATGAGCGCTCAAGGGTCGCTTTCGTTTCAGGATGCGGAGGTAACAGTCGCGAAACTCAAGTGCCAGGATCTGGCGCTTGCGGCGGCCGGGAGCCTGGTCCTGACCGTTACGCAGAGTCAGGGCGCGACGGACAAGGTCATAACGATCGCCAGGGTGATCTTCAACACAGCGCAGCCCAGCAGCCGGTCGGGCGGCGATTTTTCGGAATACCGCGCTGGATTCGAGGTAACCAACGACCCTGCAACGCCGCTGACGCTGGCCGGGGCGAACGAGATTATCACGATTGCGGATGCCGTATAGCATGGCCGACAAGCAGATAAATATCCACGTCGGCGCACCGGGCGCCGAGGAGGTGAAGCACCAGCTCGATGGGGTCGCCACGACCGCGCAGGGGGTCGGCGACAAGACCAATGAGGCGGGCAAGAAGGGCGCGGAGGGGACAGAGCAGGCCAGCAGGAAGCTGGGCGCTATGGGAGGCATACTGCACAGCCTTCGCAGCCAGGTTGCGGGGTTTGTCGGGGCGTGGCTGGGGTTGCAGGGGGTTCAGCGAGTCGTAAACTGGTTGATTGAAAAACTTGAGCGCATCGCAAGTCTGCAGGCCGACATATACGACAAGAGCATCAAGCTTGCGACGGTGGGCCAGGCGCTGGAGAATCAGACGAGAACGAGCGGACAGCAGGGATTCTGGGCGCAACAAGCGGTGGAATTACAGAAGGCCGGCGGACTCGAGAGTGCCGAGGCCGCGCAGCAGATGCTGATCTCGATGGATATCGCCTTCGCCGCCCAGGGAGGCATCAAGTCGCCCGGGGTAAGAGAATTGGGCAAGAAACTCGCTCCGTTTTTCGGTGGGATGCAGATGGGCGGAGAGGACGTGGCTAAGTCGTTCGAGTTCGCCGCGTCGGCGGGGATAGCCCCAAACGAAGAGGCATACAAGGAGTACTTCGCCAAACTGACGGCCGCATTCACGGCGTCCAAAGCGACGAGTTTGGGGGCCTTCGTGGTGGGCTTACAGAAGGGCGCTACGGGGTATATTGGCGGCGGCGGGTCTCTTGATGAGGCGCTGGCTACGTATTCCGCCGCGAGGTCCGTCTCCGCGAACGAATCCCTGGCGGCAACGATGCTCGAGCAGACGGCGAGATTGTCGGAAGGGGGGTATGAAAAACCACGCAAGGCGATCGAGCGAGGGATGGGTCTCAAGTGGGGCGATCTATCTATGGATCAGAGGAAGGATGCTCTCCTGGCCTACGTGCGAAGTCTGCCTGCATCGCAGCGGGGCCAGATACTCTCCAGGCAGGGGTTCCCGGTAGAGCTGACGTCGCAGCTTGGGAAGCTGGTCGGCTCGGAGGCCCAGCAGGTTTATGCCCAGACAAAGGAGGCGGTCGGAGGCGCGACCGCCGCAGACGTCGACTCGATCGCCGAGTCGTATATGGCTTCGACGCTCGGCTTGTCGCGTGCGTCGGAGGCCACGATTGAGGGAATGGATATAGCGGAAGGGCCCGCTTTTGCGACGTGGCAGCGGCGGCTGAGGGAAGCGACCAGGCGACACGAGGGGTTGGTCGCGAAGGGCCAAGACTCGATCACGGCAGACAGAATCGAGCCCCAGATAATGGCAATGCAGGCGATGAGGGAAGAGATGGATGCGTTCGTCGCCGCGTTGCCGGAGGGTGATCTGCGTACGCGGGCAGTGGCCATGCGAGCGCAACTATCTGAACAGAAGGAGTTCCTGGGTTCGACGCCGTTTATACCGCGCGGCTTGGCGACTGCGAGGGGTTACGGATTCGAACAAGAGTTCATGGGTCTCAGGGAGGAGGCGAAATCGCAACAACCGGTTTACGATTATTCGATGAATTATTACCCGACCACTGAAAGCAAAGAGGAACGCCGCATCGGACAAAGGTTCTATTGGGATTAGCAGATGGCGACGGCACTTACAACGATATTCGGCAATGAGATCAACGTGGCGGTCGGGCGGCGCCAGGCGGTCCGGATGCGGACCGGTTTTGCCGGTGCGCATGGCGTTACGAGCGTCAATCTCGGCAGCCGGGGCTATGCGATCGTTGTAACCGGAACGGGGCGTCAGTCGCTGTCGGGTTTGACGTTCGCCCAGGCGAGGGCAGCACTGGAGGCGGCCCTGCTTGCGATTGAGAATTACCAGTGGATTGCCGCCGACACGTATACATACGGCACGGGCAGCTATTACAACGTGGAGTTCGATAAGCTTGAGGTGCTGGCCGACGGCAGCGGGAAACAGTTTTATAACACGGGCAGTTACGTGCTGTGCAGGTTCAGGGCTTACCTGAAGGGATTGATATAGATGGCCGATGATTGGCGACAATTGAGCAGGGCGGCCCAGTTCCTTATTGTCGAGGGGAAGGCCGGCAGCGGGAGTCCGCCGACTTACGCGGGCGACTGGCTGCCCGTCTGGGATGCTCGCGTCGACCGCATCGAGGAGAACGGCGGGGCGAGGTCGTCGACCGCCGTTATTACGCTGGCGGGGATGCGCTGGGAGGCGGATCACGGACTGAGGTTCGGCGACAGGATCAGGATCACGACCGCTGAACAGGCGCCGAGCGAAAGGACCTGTATTTTTAGCGGTTTCGTCACGCAGCAGTATTCAAAATTCGCCGGCGGCGACGGCGACAACGGAGGCGAGGAGAATCGCATTGTATGCAAGGATCATCGATGGCTGTTGGGGAAGTCGACGCTGATGGTGGGCCAGATCGTGCGCGGTCCCGACGATTACACCGACTATGCCCAGGCCGCCGAGGCGCCGATCAAAGGGTCGTATACGTGGGCGAGCGGACGGCGAATGATTTTTAACGAAGACGGGCGGGGCAATCGGGATGGGACGGAATTGAAATACTATTACAAGGAGGGCAGTTACGTCGAGACCCCAATCTTCGCCGCCAGGCGTACAGGGGCGCAGCCGTGGACGGTGCGACAGATGCTCAGCCATATAATCAACATTCATAATACCATAAGGCCTTACTTCGCCATCGACGATCCGGCGGCGACGCTGATCCTCATGGACCATGAGGACCTTGATCGCGTACTTAGCCACGTCGTAGTTGAGGGGATCGACGTACTTCATGCGATCGAGCATATACTCTCGCAGATCGCGTGGGGTTTTCGCGAGGACTACATCTACGACGGGACCGCGTGGCTGACACTTTACAAGGTCAACTCCGCCGTCGGGTACACGCATGATCTCGATAACCCCGTCATCCTTCACAAGCTTCACGCCCCGGCTGCAGGAGAGACGATCAGCACGGCGGTCGCGGAGGGCAGGAAGATGCTATGGGCGGCGGAGATCACCGAGGACATCGGCGACGTGGTCAACGCACCTCGAGGATTGGGGTCGCCGGATCGATTCGAGTTTACCGCCGAGCTGGTGCCGGCCTGGCTGGACAGCGATCTGTCGCCCGACACGGATAACCTGTATTTCAGCGAGGCGGACCTGCAGGAGGAAGAAAACCCCAACGGGTACGATTATTATAAGTACTATCACGTTCGAGGCAGCAGCTTCCGGCGGGATGTCGGGAGGAAGTGGGCGCTTAATGAGTCGGGGCTGTACTCAGCGGGCGCGTACGATCGCGGGATGCCATTCGACTTCGCAACGGTCGTGCCCGCGCAGTTTATAAAGAACTCCGACGGCAAGCGATTATTCGCACCGTTTAACCGGCGATTACTGCCCTGTTTAACGATCGATAAGGACACACGAAACAGCGTGGGGATCAGGGTGGAGTTTTCGTTCGACGGCGGAAGCACATGGCAGGTGATACCGGCGTCGATAAGGGGAATCGAGGAAGAAGCGGGCATCTATATCGACGAGCCGAACCTGGCGGAGATGGCGGATCAGGCGGAGGGGACGATATCGGGCGGGGCGCTGGACGGCGAATATCTTAACGTGTGGACATCGTTGGCTGATGACAAACTTAACGCCAGGTCGTACAAGGAGGGCGAGTGGTCAACACGAGTCCGGGTGACCGCCTCAGTGCAGATGGATCTTCGCTTGACCAAGAGCGTCAGTCCGTCGTCAGCGGGCGGGTCGCCGTTTTTTCACCGCGACATATTCGATTACTCGGGAAAATACGGCATACGGCAGCGGACATCTTCGAGCATCTTCGATAGCGGCGATCTAAGCTCCGATGATGCCGACGAGTCTGCGTGGTTCGAGGCACACCTGGAGGCGATCCGCGAGGCGAACGAGGATGTGGCTATATCGGGCCAATATACCTTGGACCGGCTATGGCCGGGTGAGTTCGCCTGTGGGGACTCTGTCGAGACGTTGACCGGACGCGATTATGATCTGGCGGTCAACTACGGCGATCGGATCATCTACCCCGAGATCGTTCAGATAGTGTATCTGCCAGACAGGCAGAAGATGACGCTGATTACACGCGACTTGAGGTTTGCACAAGTGCACCAGGTCGGGTGATTTTTTTGAAAAAGTTGAGAAAATAATTACCGCTTACCGGACAGCTGTTAACTAACCATCTATATGGCTCACAGCGGACATCAACGGGATTGGCCGAGTTTAGGGGGGAGAACGTGGGATTGCAAGCGAATAATGGGGTTTATGGGGGAGGCGACGGGGGGATATTCGGCGAAGGGCTAAATGGCCCAAACGGTCGTTTTGACGAATTCATTATCTGAAGATGGCACAAAAAGGGATAGGAGGTGGTTAGTGGTTAAATCGCGTTTAACGGTGGTTAAAACATCGATTTTGCGCGTGTGCGATGGCGGCGGGAAGGGTGGGCTTGCGGACATTTACCGACGGACATCGGACACGACTGCGGACATGGGTCCACAATAAGATAGGTAAGATGGCGGCGGAGCGCATAAAATTTCCGGGCGAAAATGCCGGTTTTCTTCGGCATTAACGTACCCGGTTTCACGTCAACAGGATGTCTATTCTATATAGCCAGCGTTGCTGAGGCGGCAGCTCGCCATTATTCGGTTGTGTACAAACTCCTTAATAAGCGATTCATCAATATCCTCTTCTTGGCCACCTTTTCATCAGGCCAATCATGGGTATAATACTCCAATTACATATTAGCATATCACAACCTATCCCAATTTGTACAAATTGTTCTTGATCATGCGGCGACCTCCAGGGTCAGGACGTCCGTTGTTTTGTTATAGGTTTCCTTTTTGAGTCCGGCGGGTTTGGGCGGGGCGGTGTGGACGGCGATGGACGCCTCGGCGGGAGAACCCGACTGGGCGTTGCCTGTGGAGTCGTATATCTTGAGGGCGTATTTGTATGTTCCGCACGCCGAGACGACGTGGCTGGCAACGACGACGCCCGATCCGTGCCCCCAGGGGAATCGCCCCCATGACAGATGGCCGAATCCGGGCGCACGCCTGGACTGGGCGTGGCCCCAGCGGAAGTGCCCCCACAGCGCATGGCCGAATCCATAAATACCAGCGCCGTCCGGGAATAGTTCATACAGCCGGTTGTCGACGGGCGCATCGTAATCGATCGTGCCGGTGCCGGAGTCCCAGAAGAGTTTGGCGTAATCGCCACGGCGATATCCGGCGGGGACAACAAACTGCATAGTGATCTTAACGGCCATGATCGTCCTCCCCTGTCCATAAATCCTTGCAGCAGACGGCAGACGGCAATCTCGCCTTAACGATACATGCGCAGCGGCAGGCGGTGCAGTAGGGCGAGTCGCCCTCGCGGAACAGATGATTGCGGGGCAGCTCCTCGGTTTTCTCGGCAATACGATGTGGATTCCATAAGATTTGTCCCATATTATCAAACAACCACTTTTCGCGATCCGCAACCGATAACCACGTGCGGTGCTCACACTCACGGCAGATATTGCAACGCCGCGTGAACTCCTCCTCCAACCCGCTCGGTATAAATTTTGCTACGACGTGGCGCGAGTACGCGCCCGCGATATCGTTGATTGCCTGCCATCTGGATTTATCACCACAACAACCCATAATCAGAACCCTTATCAAGGACAACTATCATAGTACAATTGCCAGTCGGCGTCTTCGTCACCGCACTCATTTTTTATTTTATAGTAAATCGCACAAACGGCGAGGTAAGGATTATTTCCACATATCGGTGTTGATGTCCAGTCCTCCCCCTGCAATACCCAGGGGCTCTCTTCGGTCGTATAATTATCATCTCCCCCGTCAACACTCCAAACGAATGTTGCCTTCCACTTCACGTATGCCGAGGTTGTGGGGTTAGTTGGGTTCGGCGGAAAAGTGTAACGAATGCAATTGCGTGGTATTCCACTTATTCGTAACCATACACAGTAGTATGGATCACCGGAATAATCATTTTCCAATGCCGCCGTGATGCGCGTGTAATCTAAATAGAGAGGTAGATGCTGGTCCAATTGAATTTCGCGCACGGGTGCCCGGCACGTAACAATCCACGGATAATCCTTCAATCTCGCTGCTGCCGTACATTGAATATATGGCTTCGTACTGTATATCGGCTGACCACAGTATGATTGTGGCAATCCTGTGGGTTGATATGATGAAGACGATTGCCAATCGCTGTCGTGAATCGTGTCGCTCTCGTTTCCACGCACAAAAAACTTATACTCCCATTCATCTGTCTCATGCCCTTCAACCACACAAGGCACGTTTACCGACATATGCACCGAGTCCGCGTAAGAGCAATGGGTATTCGGTTCTTCATCCCATTCAATATTACCATAACAGTAATCATTATCGTAATAGCCCAATCCCAGCCACGCCGCCGGAGACGTTGTCGGGTCATTGCCCTCATTGTCGTCAATAAGGCTGCGATACACGCCAGGGACAGCCCCTGCAACTACCAGATCACACCTGGCATATGATGTCTCACTGTCCCACGCTGCAAGATCACCGCCGTAAACCGAATAACCTGCAAATTCGAGAGGCTGCACCAAATAGCTCAGCACTACCCACTTATCCGTCCAGTTTTCTCCCGTGCCCGGTCTGGTTGAGGCATCCGACGTGTGCCCGGCAGTACACCCATAGAACAGGTTCCCCTCCCGGACGATGTCCGTCACTTCATAAACCTGACCCTGCGCCCACGCCCCATGATATTCACCGGTATCTGATCCAAATTTAAGAGGCTCATATGTAACGGTTGCACCCACAGACAGACCGCCATACGCACCGTCTTCAACAACCTGACCACTTGGACTGAAACACTCATCGGCCCCTGACAATTGATTGATATAGTGATAAACACCGTACTCGCCACCGAGGTATTTTGCATTACTGAACACCTTGAGGTGTCGGTATCCAGTGAATCCATATAATTCAAGGCTCAGCGCCAATCCATCACAAGCCGATTCAGTATTATGGCATAGACACTCCTCCTCTTGGCAGATAAACATGGGAGTGCCGTCGCTGCCTGTCCACGTGCAACCGACGCTATGTTTTGATAGTATATACGTTCCATTTATCCGGACCGTTGGACTAATTTCGGCAGCGCCCGAGATAACAACTTTATACAAATACGGCGTCTTTCCTACGCCGCCATACGGCGGTTCCGAATCCCAGTCGGCATTTCCACAATCTTTTATGCTGGACACTTGCACCCACCACTCAGTATCCCCCAAATTATGATTGAGGTTATTATCCTGCAGGCTTTTATACGTTTTTGTAGCGCCTTCTGCGAGGTCGTCGGCGGCATAGGTTGTTGCGCTGCTCCATGCAAGCGTTGCCGAGTCGAGGTAGCAGCAGCAATCGCCGGGCGCATATTGTGTAAGCGGGCAGGCTGTCGATAGTAAACCATCATCGTTTATTATCAACAGTCCCGTCGCAGAATCGATGCAGAAAGCATGTCCCATTACGATGCGCTCCCCTTAAGCAATGGTGTTTCATTCCGCCACGTATCGCCATCGAGGTACACGATGAACGGTGTGCCGTCGGTAAGGTTCGGTCGTATCGTATCGGCGAACGAGCCGCCCTCGCCGGAATCATCGTAAAAGGTGCACGACACAGTAACCTCGTCGCCGGTCCCGTCGGTGTCAAGATAAACATCGACCGTACTGCCGGTCGACGGTGTGGTCTTAACGAACGCGCGGCGAATGCCGCCGCGCGGGAAGCGGATGGCCCGGCCCAGCTGGATTACCTCGGGAGACGAGAGCCGCTCGGTGCGGGCGACCTGGGAGATGCGGTGTATGCGGCGGGTTGTGCGCGGGTCGCTCATATCGCCTCCGCAGAGATCGCAAGATAGCTGATGGCGGCGGGACCAGAGGACCTGGCTTCGGCGGCGACAAAGGATGTGTTCTGTGATGTGCCGCCGCCGGTCCGATAGCTGCGGACGCAGAACTTATACATCCGGCCATCAACCAGCACGCCGGTCGTCCACGAGAATCGGCGATCGCCGCCGCGATCGTAGGCGACCGTGGCGTCGGGGGTGTCGAAATCGAACCCGGCGCCGGAGTCGACGTAGACATAGAAGCCGGTCGGGGCGATCTCCTGTGCGAGCTCCGTGTACCGCCAGCGGACCTTGAGCTGTGCGCCTGCAAGCCGCCCAACGGTCATGCAGATGGGCGGGTTCGGGGCGTCGGCGATCATGTCGCCCTCGTCGTCGATGCGGACAACGCATACATCCGAGTCGACGGACTCCAGGGCGCATTCAGACAACTGTCGACGGACGTAGTGATGGATCGTGTTGGGCGCAAGGGCCTGGTCCGGGATCTCGACCCCGGTGTCGGTCAGATCCATCTGGGCGACCGGCGTCGAATAGTCGATGTCGCCATCCTGACCATGATAGACGTTAAATTCGTTTGCCATAAATCATCTTTGCCGCAATGTGGCCGGGGCCGCCCTGCGACCCCGGCCCGGAGGATTCTGTCTGCCGGTGTTACAGGCCACCGCCGGCTGGGCCGATAAATGGAGATTATGCGTCGTACAAATGTCCCCACGCCTCGACGACGCAGGTGACAGCCGAGCCGTGCGCGGTGGTGACGTCTACACAGAAGATGTCGCCCGCGTCGTACTCGACGATCGCCGGAGGCGTCGCGTTCGGGACCGGCTGGATTTTCGCCGCCTTGCCGGCAGCGCTAAGGTTGGTCAAGGTCTGTGCGGCGACGAAGTCGGTCTTGGCGCCCGTCTGGCCGAACGTCGCGACCGCCGATGCCGCCGAGGCGGACAGTGAGTGAATCTTGACGTGGTCGACCAGGCATTGCTTGCCCGGGGGCACAGTCAAGAGGTTCGTGGCCGCGACGGCGTTCAGGTCGACCGAGACGGAGGCCAGTAGTGTGATTGCTTTTTCCTTCAAGTCCATAATCAGATTCCTACAAAGGTTACGGGTTCATTGTCTAAACATACGACGGCGTTGTCGACGCAGACAAAGTCGGCAACGCCGTGATCTTCGTGGGCCAGCAGGGATTTGCCGCGCAGGTCGGTTACGGCGGTGATGACGCCGTCGGAATCGACGGCGATCTCGGCGAGCTTGATATGGTCATACGTCGGCCAGCCATTGCCGTCGATGCCGTAGCCGATCGTGTTATCTTCCTCGAGCCAGATATACGTAGTATCATTATCGGTCGGGTCGACGGCAGATCCGGGCGAATAGGTCTTGACCGTGCCGCGCCAGTTGTACTGGCCGCCGCGCACATTAAAGGTCGTGGCCGAGGGGCAATAGACGCCGAGCGAGACGGCCCAGCGGACCATGTTGACGATGCCCCAGATCGCCTCTTTGTACTGGTCGAGAAAATCATTGTTGTTCTCATCGATGATCTCTATGCCGAGCGCATCGAGATAGGTTTCGATATCAGCAATGGCGGGGTAGCCGCCGGACATTGTCATTGACATTTGGGTTCTCCTTATTTTGTAAAGCCCGTAAATAAAAGTCCCTGCTCACGACCGTCGGTCGCCATTCGCCTGCGGGCGTGCGATTCGCCGATGAGGCATTTACCCTCGATTGTACGGCCCGTGAGATAATGCCGCCAGAGATCGCGATCTTCAGTAAGCCAGTAACCGCCCTGCAGGGTCGCGACGATCCATTCACCCTCGTCGCGGAGCTGCTTTATGATCGCACGGACCTGTCGACGCTGCGACTCGCGGCAGCCCTCGAGGCCCAGCCGGAGGGCGATATCCGCCGCGCAGATTGCGCTGTCGGCGGCGGCGAGGATTCGCATCGTCTGGATCAGCAGGTCATTTGTCAGAGGGACAGTGGTCACTTCGGCGGGTCTCCATAATCTACCGACCCGGGGATCGCAGGCTCCACAAAGAAGGTGTCTTTCATCGTTCGCGAAGCCTTGATTGAGGCGAGCTGCTCATCGGTGAGTTTAGCGAGGGCCTCCTTGTCGGGCGTTTCCCTGATGTTTATAAACTGCAGGGCCATCTTGCCCGCAAAAACCTGCTTGATAAGTTCAATGGTCTTGTCCGTTTTGATACTAATCGACGTCGACAGCCGCCAGCCGAGAGTGCCGTAATTCAGGGAAAGACTCTTGCGACCCGAAAAATCATTGCGGTTGGCGCCGGCGAACGCCTCAAGCGATTGCGTGATCCGTTTGATCGCCTCGTGGTGATCAATGACGGCGGCTGCCCTGGCGGCGGCGGCTGCGTCAATAGCCCGCCTGGCTTCCGCCTCCGCCCCGGCGATCGCCAACTGGTGATCGCCCATGTCCCTGAGCAGGGCGTCGGCGTGCGACCAGCCGGTTATCGGTATGAGGTTGGCGTCAGATTTTACACGATTGATCTTTTTCGGCATGTGCGACCTCCGTGTCTTGTGTGATGCTTGACAGATTAGTATACGAGACTCCCCGCTGCCGGGAGAGCATGTTCTTGAGTGCCTCAATAAGATTCGACGCCTCGCGGACGGTCGTCGAGAAGAGCGAGTCCGTGCGGTCGTGCGTCATGCGACGGACCATCCCCTTCAGCTGCTCGGGCGTCCAGCCGAGATCGCCGCGAAGGTAGTCAATGGCGCTGCGCTGGGCGAATCCGCTGAGATTGCCGCGACCGGCGACGAGATCGCGATAATGGGTCGGTCCTTTGCCGGAATCGAAGCCGAGCGATTCGCAGATCGCCAGGAAGTCCTCGATCTGGAAGTTATTCAACTCCTTAGACGAGCGGACGGGGCGTGCGCCGGGCGTCTTGTACTGAGCAAGCAGTAAGCGGTAACGCCTGTCACCGGAGGCGTCAATAAGCCCGGCCCGGCGGGCGGCGAGGTGAATGAGTTTTAACTGGTCGTTTGTAACCATGTTAATCGGTGTTTATCCTGCCATTACCTGTGCTGTGTTTTCATCCGGTTCGGCGGCGACGTGATCAACGGGCAGCCAGACGCCTACCGGCAGGTCGAGCTGCGCGATGGCGCTTACGATAAGATCGGCGGTAATCGTGCGATGCGACGTCGTCAACAGTGCTGCGATTATATGACTACAGGTCCGCAGTCTGCCCGACTGACGCGTGCGGGCGATCCGCTGGAGGGTGGAGACCGCATCGCCCGACAGCTTGAGGCCGCCGAACTCGTAGAGCTTACGAATATCCTCGGCGGTATAAAGCCCGCCGGCCTTGTCGGAGGCGAGCTTGTCGAGATTGAGTATCTGCATGAGGCGGGAGCGGAACTGGTCGAGGGACTCGCAGCCGCGCCGGGCGGAGGGCTGCATGACCGTCTTCAGCAGATCGGAGTTACCGGCCAGGATCAGCGGGCAGCGGCTCTTGATAACGATGATCTGGCGGAGCTGGTTGAGGTGCCGGATCGTCAGGTGCGAGGCCTCGTCGAGCATCACGATGATGTGGCGGTTCTGCAAGTGCTCGATCAGACGGCGGGTTACCGCCGCCAGGGAGCCGGACGAGTCAAGGCCCAGGTCGCGTGCGGTCGCGGCGAACATGAGGGTCGAGGTCATGGCGTCGTCGAGCTGGATATAGAGCGTGTTGCGATTGGCGTCGGCGTAGGCCTGCATGCACTTGGATTTACCGCAGCCGCCGTCGCCGATGATAAGACCGATCTTGCCCTCGTCGTCGGAAAAACTCTCCGTCTGCGTGATGAGCGTGCCGATCTTGCGTGCGACCGAGGTCTCGATATAGGGCTTATTTTTGACGCGCTTGTCCTTGCGCGTGATCGAGTTTATGAGGTTGACCACCTTGGCGGCAAGCGCCACGGTGTCGCCCTGGTATTTGCCGGAAAGAAACTGGTTGATCTGCGCCGAACTTACGCCGAGCATCTCGGCGATCCTGCGCTGCGAGTAGTCATGGTCGGCGATGAAGCTCTTAAGCGCCCCGGCAACCTGCTGGGCTTTTTCTTTTACCATCGGAATCCTTTCCTTAACCGTCCGAGCATCCTGCTCGAGCGCTGTCTGGATATGGTCCATTGTCATTCAAAGAGTTTAAGGGGTCTGACTTCCTTCGGTTTCAATAGTGAAAAATCAAAGTCAAGCACCTCCGTTTGTTCGGAACCGGAGGCCCGCTTGACGGTCTTTCTCAGTTCGTGCTTTATATGCTCGGCGACCTGGTCGTCCATCACCGTGGCGACCGGCCTGAGCGACCGGCCCACAGCAGGAGGCGGCGGCGTCTTTGCGTTGGCGGCCGCCATCGCGCGGCGGGTCAGGGTCGGCAGATCCATATTGGCGATGCGCGACGCGTCGCGGTGAGAACGGACGATCTTGAGCGATCGCGACTTCCGGCGGGCCGCCTCGCGGAGGGCATCCTCCGAGACGGCAGCGCCGTAGGCGATGAGCTGATTCTGGTCGGCAGTAGTGATCAGTTTGTACGTCGTCGCGTCGTATACATGTATACAGCGGATATCGTCGGGATTGTAGCTAAGCCGGACCTTCTGCCCCTGGCGAATGAGAAGCTCGGGATCGTACTGGCCGTAGAGCATGCCCTTGAAGCGGCAACCGTTTTTGCCGATCGTCACGACGCCGGACCACACACGCATGAGCAGGTCCAGTACGCCGTCGGCAATGACGCGGCGGGAGGTGCGCTCCGCCAGCACCTCAAGCGGCGTGCGCCCGTCCATGCCTCTTCCCTGATGGGGGGAGTTGTTGTAAATAGCGATGTAGTCGTCGACGAGCGGCTCGAAGTCGTCGAGTCCGTGGGCGTCCCTGATGGCCGCATCGCTCTGCAGGAAATCCGGAAGGGTATCGGGCTTGCGGGCGGAATCCTTGCCGCAGTAGGTCTCGAAGGACTTGGTGAACTGCATATCGAGCGTATCGAAGAACCTCTCGACCGCCTTGGCCTGCGGATGGTAGGGGATCGAGAAGCTGGCGCCGATATCCATCATCGCGTAGATGCCGGCGAGGTTGGCCTCGTCGAGATACCCGCGACCAAGGGCCTTGCGGCGGGCCTTCGTGGTCCCGGTCCACATCTCGGAATCATAATCTTTACCGTTGTCAATCTTGACCGAATCGGGCGGCCCGTGAAGGACGATACCGCGCCGCATGGCGTGGAGGATCGTCGTCTGGTTGGGCGCGGCGGATACGCACCGACCGACGATTGCCCGGGATCGCATGTCCTGCCATACGGTCAGCCAGGGGCGGAGCCACTTGCCCCGCCAGCGGACCCAGCAGTTGAACTGGTGATGATCGCCAATCCATATCTGCCCCGGCGCAACCGAGGCGGGATCACTCTCGATGTATGGCGCACACCCGGCCTCGTAGGCGGCGAGGCCTTCCCGAAACAGCACGCAGACGGGATGTGGTATCTGCTGCGTCACATAGCGGTACGTGTATTGCAGGGACGGCAGCTTCCAGCCCTTCTGCTGGTCGGAATTAATGAAGCATATATTATCGTAACATTGTTTTACCGACTTCCGCTGCTGGGTCAGGTACATTGCCTTGAACGTCTCGAAGGCATCGGCGGAGATCATCTGCGAGATAAAGGCGGCGCCGCGAGTATCAATCAATCCGACAAGACCCTGCGAGCGATAAGCGGTTATCCAGCGGGTGAGGGAGCGGCAGCCGATATTGCGATCGGCGCAGAACCACGCGAGGGCCTCGGACCGCGTGCGGCCTTCGCGCACCATACGCGCGGCGTACGCCTCAAACTCGCGGATAATGCCGAGGCGATTGACGGCCGCATCGCGCTTGCGGGCGGGGATATCGAGCATGTCGAGCTCGGCGGTCAGGTCGTCGGGCTGCCTCACGGCGGAGAGCCTGGGATGGGCGGCGACGGGTATCAGCCACGAGCTGCCCGAGCGACGGGCGCCGTGCAGTTGGCCGGCGCAACACATCCGCCGAACGTGCCGCTCGGTAAGGCCCATGAGGCGGGCTGCGGACTTAATGTCAACTGTGGTGGATATCATCACGCCGGCCTCTTATATTTTGCCAGGAGGGAGGAAAGTTTGTGGGCAAAGCCCTGCAGCAGGTCCAGAACGTCAACGGCAAGCGACTCGCCGTCGAACGGACGATCGTAATCGCCGCCGGGACCATGCTGGACCAGCGGCGGCTGCGGCAGCGGGGTGAGGATCACCCATTCCCCGGTGGTACGGCAGGCGGCATCGTCGATGAGGTCATACGATCGGAACTTGTGGATCGGCCAGCGATCGCCGGAGAGAACCTGGATGACCTCAGCGCCCTTATTGCAGCGAAAACACCAGCCGTAATACGTGCGCAGCGTCCTGCCATAACGATCCGTGCCGGGCTGCTGGATGGTCGCCCAGGGGACCGGGGTGAAGCAATCGGGGCAGACGACGTCAGGTACCGTTGCCTGGGGGTGCATCAGGAATCCTTTCCGATTAAGGGATAGAACTGGTGTGTTGTTGCGTTCCGGCCGCGCGCGGGCCTTGCGGTGGACCAGAACCGGTCGGTGAGATCGTCGACGCCGCAGTAAAAGTATCGACACAAAAGCCGCAGGTCCTCAGCCGACAGCAGCGACAGATGCACAACCACGCCGTGCCTCGTCCCGCAGACAGCGACGGACAGATGCCACCCGATACGCTCCTTTTGCTTATCTGTCAAGGTCGGCAACCTCCTCCGGCCAAAGCGCTACCGCCATTCGATCGCAGTACCAGCGGTCGCGGGCAGCGCGGTAGAGCCGGTCCGTCTCGGGGCCCCAGATGCCGTCGACCTTTGCCCCGGCGAAGGCCTGTATTTCCTCGATCGAGGGCCAGCAGGGCTCGCCGTCGAGGGGCGGAAGGACATTGATCTCGGGCGGCGTGCGAAAGGCCAGACCAATAGCGATGGCCAGGACAACAAGCAGGACCATGAACAGGATCATTTTGGCAAGGATGCCTCTCTCTTCTGTATCCACTGCGGTCTCCTCAAATAAAGGGTCCGGCGAGCGCCGTGGCGAGGGCCCGCCGGACGGTTAAAAAAGTACTGACCGATACTCGCAAAGATTGTGCCCCGGCTCCCGGGCGTTGACACCGGTGAGGTCCGTCTGCCGGTAGCCCGGAGGGGAGTCCTGCGGTGAGACCGGGGCAAACTGGGAAAAGGTTTTACGCGGCGGGTCCCTCCACCGATTACAGTCGGCGATGAAACATGTTGCCGCGATCGTCCGTCGCGGATAAAGGCTGTATGAAGCGGCGATCGCCGAGGATCGCCGCCTCGAGACGCGGCGAACGCGTCGCCGGTCGGGAGATTTGTCTGGCTGGTCGATACAACTATGTTTAACACGGCGTTAAACTCCAAAAAAGGGCGGGCAGCCATCCACGGCCGCCCGCCATAAAGACTACCCGGCAGCCATCGCTGACAGGTAGTACCGGTAATCGATTCCATTGGCTGCTATGATCGCATCCAGCGACTCTTCGAGCAGATGGCGAGCGGTCTTGTGGGCGCTGCCCAGATAGAGATGAGGGGTAACGCTATTGAGCTTGGCGAGAATACGAGCATCTTCACCGCTGTGGGCGGCATGAACGCTGAGTGATTTTATGATGGCCGGCACGGGACATCCTCCGACGGGGCGAGGTTGTGATTTTCGTCGGCGGTCATGGCAGCCATCGCCGTCAGGTAGTGTTGATAATCAACTCCAAGGTCCTTAACCAGCCGATCGCAGGCCTGGTCCAGGATAAAACGCGCGGTGCGGTGAGGATCGCCCTTGTAAAGATAGGGAGTAATGGCGTTGATTTTCGCGATCAGCGGTCGATCGATAAGTGTACGGCGGGTGAACTGGAGCGTTGTTACCATGCCATTTGGGCCGCGAGCAGGACTCATAATTCCGTCTTTCATACGAGGGTCTTATGCAGACAACATACCCACTGTTTCGGGTAGAGTCAAGAAAAACTTTAGAAATTCCGTGGAAATCTTCGGAAACACACGGGATAAAAATGTGTTGATAGTGGAATAACGGATTGCCTATAATAGACTTATGGCAACATTAGAGAATGAAAAACCGTTGGCGGGCGACATGGAACAAGACATCGTCGACCGCTTCGATGCACAGGTTAAGAAGCTTAAATTAACGAAGAAGAAGGTCCTCCGGTCGCTTGCATTATGGTGGCTTGCGCTTAACGAGGACGAACAACAAGCGCTATATCATCAGGAGGCCGGATATAACATGACTGCGATGGTCAATAAGGTGGTGCAGGTGTACCTGGAAAGCCCTGAGGGCGCTCGCAATCTTGCCGAGATAATCTCAGAAATTGGCAGAGCCCAGTTAAGAACTCACGGTCGCAAGAATTAAGGATCCTGACGACTTCGCAGATGAGGTGTTCATTTTCGGGATCGATGATGGGAATGTTGAGGCTTGCGATTTCGGATGACACTGTAACCTCCAGATATTACAGGAGTTAAGGGGTCCCCGCTGTTTCCGGCTGCCCTGCCTTCGTTTGGATAACGGGGACCACTCGACAGGGAAGATATCGGCGGACGGGGGGGCGGTCAAGGGAGAAAAGTCTTGACAATATCGGGGTGTGCCCGTATCTCTTTGGGGTACAGAAGCTTAGGGGGGAAAAACAATTTTGGGTTAGAAAAGGGGAACAGTGAGGAAGCAGGCAGTCATCATAGCAAGCTCGTTTCTTCTGGCTATTCTTGTTCCTGGGAGCGTCTTTGTTGTGTATTCAGGGCGATTGAGGGAGGGAGGTTCACTTGAGAACAAGCAGGAAGTGGTGCCACAGCCACAGCCTCACGATACCGTCCCGGTGCCTTGTAACGAGGTAGCGATTGCCCCGGAGGCATGGACACGGAAGCCGATAGGGGCGTTGTCAGTCAAAGAGCGGAATGTGGTTTTAATGTCGGCTGGAGGGAAGATAAGGGAGATACTGGGCGAGGGAGGGGGGCCGATGGATCG